ATCTCCCATATTAACATGCAAAACACGCAAACTAGAGGTTGTTATAAAATCTTTATCTGTTCCTGACGTTGTGGAATTTGTTACGCCTACATCCCAACCCTGACCATTGGAAAATGAATACGTTGAATTATTCATATTTGCCACATATGACAAATTAAAACTTCCGGTTCCGTTATCTGTTAAACTGGTTATGTTTAGGTTATCCACCAAAGCGGCAGTTCCCCTGCCTGTAAAGTTAAACCAAGCCTTCGCCAAACCCTGCTGCAACTGCATAGTCGCCGCACCACCTTCAGAGGTTACTGTGATGTTACCAGCGGAGGTCTTGCCTGTGAGTGTGTCTACTTTTATCTCACTCATGCTAGGTCTCCGTTTATTGCAAAATTGTTATATGTGCTATCCTGCAACGAGTTATAAGAGCCAGTCCAAAACCTTATAGAAGTTGTTGAACGTGCATTTGTTGGACTGTAATCAATCAGATATGCACCAAAAGTGGTTCCCGTGTTTGACCCCGTTCCAGTGAAACTGTAATTTGCATCACTAAACGCAGCAGTCATTGTAACGGTTTGATCGCCGGTTCCGTGGTCCGTTGTGCCAGAAATACCAAAAGCTCCACGCTGAGTTGCAGTATTTAAAACACCCCACGCCTTTGCTGCACTCTGCTTAGTCAGCGTGGCTGGACTTGTTCCATCACTTGCTGTGATTGTGTCTGCGCGTAATTCACTCATGCTATCACCAGATTACCGCCGGTTGTTACCGTCAGTGTTACCCCTGTTGCTACTGTTAGCGGGCCAGCACAAAGCGCGTTGTCTGTTGCCGCTATTGTGGTGTCAGTGTTTAACTCTTGCTCATGAACGCGGAAGATATCAGCCTTGCCATTTGTGGTATCTCCTGTTGCGCCATTGTCACCCTGAAAGTAACCAGCACCTAAGTTAAGACCCGGGGCAAACATAGCCTGTGTAATTGTTCCCGCACCCGGAACCACAGTCTGCTGTGCTTTGCCTTGAAACACCACATAGAAGTCATCGGTGGCTACGATGCTGCCTGTCATTATCAAACTGGTGCCATTGGCTGTATACGCTACACCCGGTTCTTGACGCACGTTATTGACAAGAACTTCGATGTCTTGTGGGCTACCAACAGAATAAGTGAGAGTGAAGTTGGTGCCAGTGCCACCAGTTAAATCTTGCTTATTAATGGTGGAGAATGCTGTCGCAAGTGGATTACCCATATATGGCATTGCGTTCTCCTTACGTTATGTCTAGGTGACTCATCACCACATCAGCAGATGAGGCTGTGTCTGAGGTAACTTTCAGAACGTCACCGGGTTCCATAACCACCTTCTGATCACCGCCAACCACAACAATAGACGAACCAACTGGAATAGGCGCGTCCTTGATTAAATACACGCTATCTTCCGCACCGCTAGAGCGTCCAGAAGCGTCCAGCACCACATCAATTAGAATCTGCGAAGTTACAATATTTGATATACTCAAACCAATAATCGTAGTCTCTGTCGCGGCAGGGCAAGTGTATATACTTGCCGGACTCGTTCCTACCGCAGTATCTGTTTCTGATAAAAATGAGTTTGCCATCTTCCTATCCTAACGCAATCGCAAAGGCCAAAGCCTGCGGGTCTTGTTCAACAAGGTTTACAGCGTTGCCCGTGGCATCATTATAAACCATTTTTTCTGATGGCATTGTACAAAAGACAGTCCGTGTTCCTGCCGACCAGTTGATCTTCTCATCGCCAATCGTAAGCGCTGTGTCGTTTGTCAACGTCACGGCCTCACTCAAGGTGATACTTGTCTGACTCGAAACACCAGCAATAGTCACGACACCGCTAATACCCGTGCCACGAACACGCTGTCCGGTGGTAAGAGTACCGCCTTGCACATTGTCTACTGTAACAGACGCTGAAGCATTGACAGCGCCGTTAACGTCCGCCGTGATTTTAGTGCTGCTGCTTTCTAGTACAGTGTCACGAGACAGGGTAGTGCCTGACAAAGTGTATGTGCCAATCCCAACCTCAAAGTTCGTGCCATCGGTGCAGGCGTAATAAGTATTGTTGCCGTTACCAATTTCAGAAAACGCATCAAATCCATTTAAGGCACCAGCAAGAGTTAACGTGCCAGTGCCTGTCGTGGTTGTTGTTTCCTTGACGCGATCCTTGATTACAAAGGCCATTACTTCAACTCGACTGACAAGTTCCCTGCGTTAATACGGAAGATGTCGCCAATCGCAAGTGTTTTACTTGCATCTAGCGCACCCACAAACAAAATGTTTGAGCCGTCAAAGGTAAGCACCGCATCGTTGGATAAAGAAACCGCTGTATCCAGAACAATGCTTGCCTGTGATGTTACTGTTGCTACGCGAACAACGCCGCTTGTCGCACCCGTAATACCTGACCCAGTAACAATGTCGCCAACTGCGATAGTGCCAACATTACCGTCTAGCGCCACAGCCGTTGATGACGAAGTTGCACCGTTCACGTTAGCGGTCGCGATATTTTTGTCAGCGACAAAAGCGTGTGTCACTGTGTATGAAGCTGCTGTGCCTGCCGCCGCTGCATACTCAATGTTGTTGTCATTGATAACTCTCTGAGTGTCACAAACAACAGTAACGCCTGCGTTGTGTGCGTAATCTGTAGTGCTTGACGCACCGCGTGTACAACCTGTCAACGTGTTCGTACCATCAAAGTTAAGGGCTGTGTCATTAGCCAAGGTAACGGCTGTGTCCAAGACAATAGCACTTTGACTTGTGACAGTGGCTACACGAACCGTGCCACTAATGCCGGTGCCAGTGACAATCATACCAACGGTGATTGTGCCAGCATTGCCGTCAACCGCCACGTTAGTTGAAGACGTAACCGCACCATTCACATCTGCCGCTGCTGTTGTATCTTTTGCGGTATAGGTGACAATCTCATCATCAATAGTCACCGTGCCGGAAACCGGAAACGATTCGGCATCTGTCAGAATCAATACTGTGGCACCTTGAGCAAAGGTCACAGCGACAGTAGTGACAGACTGTTTCCAGTCCGCTGCTTGTACTTGTTTGCGAGTGTAGTTGGCATCATCCGTGTCCACCTGAACTTCGGTGATGTTTCCATTTTCCGCAGACGTTACTGCGGTAGCTAGGCCGACATAAATACTGTTTCCCGGCGTAGCAAAAGAAAGAGAATCGTTTTTGAACAAATAGTCAATAACGCGCCTTTCTAGATAGGTGGTTGCTGCATTTGATGTTGCCATCGTCTTTTACTCCTGTTTATGTGCGTGGCCTATCAGGTAGACCTCTCCTGTAGGCATCACTATTCTCTCTAGCTTCAGCCAAATCCTTTAAGCGTTGCATTTCTTGCGCGAACCGCTGCTCATACAACTGCATCATATCCTGTTCGCCTTTCATGTAAGTATACGCTTCAACAAGCGAACCGTAAAGAAGGGCGTTCGGGGCATTCTCACTGAGCCAACTTGTACCAGTTCCCGCCCCCGCCGTGATGCTGGCTGGACGGTAGTAATAGTGTAACTCCACCTCATAAGCTAGATTGGGGGATGGACCAACAATAAAATTATCTACATCAAAAATAGAGTAATACTTTGGAGTTGCGGTACTTCCGTAATCTAGTGAATAACGCTGGACAAAGTTAACGTCTTTAAAGTCTAGAAACTCTTGATAGTTTGGTGTGGTGATTTGCAGAGAAAAAGGGGCTAGATAATCTACCGGCACATTTATGTATGGGTCACCAATCGTAAGTTGAGACACAGCGTTCTTACGAAATAACTCAAGATCCACAAGGGTAAAGATCCGGTCTTCTGCACCTCGGATAAATACCGGCAGGTTCGTTACAAACGATGTCTCAGAGTTTTCCGTAAAATCCTGAATCGCTGTTTCTAGCTGTGCATATGTAAAGCTCATTTATACCACCAATGTTACCGGACCAACCGTAGCAGTTCCACCGCCGCCGCGTTGATTACCTGTTGTAGCAGTTCCAGAGGCTGCGGTAAATGTGTATGTGTTCGGTGTAACAACCGTTATGACATACCCTGTTGCCTGCTCTAGCACAGCTTTTGTAAATCCATCAAAAGCAGCTACGCTGCGAAACCGTACAGTCACTCCGTTTGTTCTACCGTGAGATGGCTCTGTGACCGTTATTACGCTATACCCCTGTGCACCACTAGCAAAAGCATTCAACGGCAACATGACTGCTACACTAGACTCTGTCCTCTGATCCGGGCGCGGCTCATGCAATGCTTGCGGATCAGGGCCAACTCTGTTCGGCTCTAGCTGCGGGTGCTTTGCTTCGTACTCATCAGGACCAACTTTTAGACCGTTCCACTCTTTTACCATCTCATTTAAGCGATAGCGAAAGCCGGATCGATCTGAATACCCCCAAGCATTTTTTCCTGATGCGTACCTTGCCATCAGTTAACCCTTAAATACTGGATGCTTGGCTGGAGTTTAAGAGGCACACGGTCTTCATCTTCGTCTGCCGCACGTTGGAATTCTTCTTCATACACCGCCTTCAAAAGCTGGATCCGCTCTGGAGCTTTTTTCATAGCGATGTAATAGGACAAACCTGCAACCATACAAGGATAAAAGCGGAACGGTGCGTCTGTGGTATTTACAAGTGTGTCCGCATCATCCATCCGCTGCACATAGTAATACACAAGTGTGTCAGTGGAACTGTCGGGTGTCGGCCACAGAGTTACTTCTGGAGTTATCTGACGATTGTAGAAATACTGACTAGGGCGACCTTCGGTAGTTTTGCTTGGCAATGTTAGATAGTCTCCGCGTGACATACGGTCTAACTCATAGTCCGTGCCACTACGACGAATAACAACTTCCAACAAATCTGTGTAATCTGCGGTAAAAGCATAGGTGGCTGTACCTGCGGTCAAGGCTTGTGTACCTTGTTTTACTGTCCACAAGTTCAGGCCCCGGTTCGCCCAATCAGCGAACATAAGGTTAAGTGAGCGCCGCGCTGTCTTAAAGTCGTAACCTGTACGAGCCTCAAGACCACAGCGCTCATATGCCTCCTCAATAATCTCGGCGACATTTAGCTCAAAGTTTCTAGATCCTGAAACAGCCATTTACTTTTTCCTGTGCGTTCCGCCGTAGCCTTTTTTAACTACGCCCTTGCCCATTAAAATATCTTTTTGTGTCACCTTACCGTCACCGCTAAGATCAGGGAAATTACCTCCGCCCATCTTAAAACGATTCCGCATAGGACCTTTACTGTTACGAGTGGGCATTGACATAGCGCCACCCATAGCTTTTCTAGGAGAACAATGAGACATTATTTTTTCCTTTTCAACGATTTAACACGACGCGGTTTACCTGCTGGCTGACCTAGTCTTTTCTTCTGGGATATTCTACTACGTTTTTCAGCGGCTGTCATTTCTTTGGATGTTTTAGGGGTCTTAGAAGACACGCGCTTAGAGGGGCGGCAATATGGAGTACCCCGTTTTTCACCCTTGCCACGCCCACACGCTTTTCCCGTGCGAACATCCTTCCACTCCTCTTTGAACCACCGTTTAAGGGCCGCTCCCTTTTTAGTCTTTCGTACTGCCATAGCTTATCCATACCTACAAAACAACTGTGAATAAGAAAACAAACAAACCAATAGAAACAACTGCAACACTAGCAATAAGGACAATTTGCTTCATCATTTCTTCAAATTCTTTGGCCTCTTGTAACTTTCGCCTACGCTCTGCCGCCGCAGCTTCCTTAGCCTCCTGTATTCGTTTGGCTCTCTCGGCAACAATTCCCTTCCAAGTCCCGTGACCAAACCTCATATCCACTAACGTAGCTACTTCTTGTAACTTTTCCGCTGCAATCTTCGCGTCTATAACCTCTTTTGCAACAGTGTCTACACCAAACTGTGCACCTAGACCACCGCCCGCTTTTCTGTTTCTAGCCTGCTGTGCTTCTTTCTCTCCCCGAAAAAGATCATCGATCTGACTGGCTATCTGACCTATATCCTGAGCAGTGCTGATGTTGCTTTTTATAAAAGCAACAGACTGCTGAACCAAAGCAATACCAGTTAAAATTTCTGCGATCGGCATTTCTATCTCTTTGGCATAGGTTTACAAATAGCTAATATCTTTGCTCTTTTCCCTCCATTTGTAGGCACTGATGGTTGTCTCGATAACCGCTGTGCAAAGTACATACATCGATCTAGATCTATGAACCTTTGCGTTTGGTCAATTAACTGACCACCCAAATAAACCACTAAGACAAATTCTACCACGGCTTTAGTTTCACACTACCGCTATCAATATATCTTGGTTGTGCGGTACTTATATGTCCCGCCCTTGGCTTTTTTGGTGCTATTGCCCCAGTTGGCTGCACCGACTTTACGACACTTGGCGATTGCCCCGCTTGCATACGCTGACGGGAAGACCTTATAACGGCGCTTAACCTTGCTGTAACATGCATCTTTAGCCATTCCCTTTTTTCCTTTTCTTTACCTTCTTCACCTTCTTCGCAGGAGGCTTACTAATTAACTTCGATATTGAGCTTCGCGATATTGTCATGTCTGCCCCTCAAAAAGTCGTCCCAGAGTACCGTCAGCATTTTATGGTTTTCTGTGACCTTTGCGTTAACAACTGCAACTTCTGTTTTTAAGTCTGTGACCGACATGCCGATCCACCCACAAAAGCCTAACAAGGCCACAATAAATATCTTGTTGTCCATTAGCACTTCCACCTCCGCCGAGCAGCGCAAATACGCTTCTTAGGTGTCTTCTTACAGCTAATACCGTGCATTTTCATTTGCCCAGCAGAACGTGAACAGTAAGACTTCTTCCGCTTACCGCCTCCGGGCTGCGGAGCCTTCAGCTTCGAGCCTGTGGCTTTGTTGTACTTAGCTCGGCCTTTTGCTGTTAACCCAGCACCGCGAGACGCTGGCAGCTTCTCACCTTTTTTGACAGATAAGCTAACTTGTTTTTTCTTCCTCGTCGCCATTAGCGACCTCCTAACTGAATAAACACAGTTATTGAAGTATTTGCTGGCAAGCTGACGTAAAGGCCGTTGTCAAATATAATGCCGTCCCCCGGCACTGTCATACCAAAAGTTCCAGCACCTTTTTCATCAACTTCCATAACAACATCTCCAGATGCGGCGGAATCATTATCATACAAAATAATGTTCCCGGATGTTCCGCTATCATGGTTGATTATAAAACCTTTTAACCGCCCCCGGCAGTTCGCAAGAATCCCGGAAGCGTGTAAGTGTTTTGCGATAACTTCGTTACCGGCCATAGTTAAGCCAGAAAGATAGTTAGCGTCGTGGAGGCGCTGATTGCAGAAACATGAACTCCTTCGGTGGCAATAATTCCATCATCCGGTATGTACACA